AGGCGGGCTTGTTGTTCCAGTTGCTGGCCGTAGCGCCAGTCTTGAACCTGCCAGGTGATCGCGGCAGAGCCACCGACAAGCGCGGCCAACAACACACCCACCGCGAGCAGCCGATACGGAGCCGGGATCAGGTCGACGAGACGCATAACACTGCCCTCGCCCGCTCCCACAGCTGCAACCGATCTTGCAAACCATTCAGTCCACCGTTGATCCGGCGGGTGATGCTATTGAACTGGCCACGGTCGGCCAGTTCGTTGAGGCCGTTTTGCGCCCAGAACCAGGCGGCGGATTCGGCGGCCCATTGCGGCAGTTCGAGCAGCTCAGGAGTGCGCAACAAGCGCTCGTCATCGAACAGGGCCAGGCTGCATAGGCGATAGTTGCTACGGCCGGTGATCTGGATCAGGCCGCGACCGCGATAGCGCTGGCCATCACCGTCCGCTTCCGGGGTGTTGCCCAGCCTCACCGCCAGATTGCCGGTGTCGTACTTGCTCAGGTACTGATCGCCGCCTAACTCGCGGACGTACTGCAGTTGACCGGATTCGTGCCCGAGCTGGGCCAGGAACGCGGCCTGACGCTTGGGCGTATCGATTTGCCGGTGGACCATGGCGGCATTGAGGACAGAGACAAAAACGCCCGCTTGGCGGCGGGCGTTGGGCATGATGCGTTGTAGCTGTTGCTCAGTGATGGACATACAAACTCCAGGCATAAAAAAACCGCACTCGGCGGATGATTGGTGCGCTGCGGCGCTATGCGAGACTTACAACCTTGACCGGCTTCACCTCCTTCTTTTTATTGCCTTTGACTTTGGCTTTGCCCTTGTTGCCGCCGTTGCATTCGACCGTGGTTGACCACCCGGCTTGGGTGTAAACCTGCTCCACTGAATCCGCCAGATACTCGCCATCGAGCCCAACCTTGAAGCCCTGGGCATTGATCGGCCGCTCGGCAAACAGATCCGTGCGACCGTCCATTTCAAGCCGCACTTCTGCGCTGGAGCGGTTGAAGGCTGCCAAGCGTGCCTTGGCCGCAGACTCGGCGGCGGTCTTGTTCGGGTGAATGTGCCGATCGGTGTGCACCGAGGGCAGGCCGTCCGGCACGTCGTCATTGTCCAGGGATACCACCGAGAGCTTGCCGCCCTTTTTGTCCTGGTGTTTGGTGGCCACCTTGCCGTGCGTGTTGCGATCGCCCAGGCGGAACTTCCAGCGGCTGACGTCTTTGCGCGTGATGGTGATCGCGCCGAATGTCTTGCCGCTCGCGCTCTGCCCACCTTGTCGCGGCATCACCAGCAACTTGCCGTCCGCGACCTTGGCCGTGCAGTCGTACTGCCTAGCCAGGCGCGTGATGAAATTGAAATCGGACTCGCTGAGCTGGTCCGCCCGGGCGACTTTCGTCGCCACCGGGCACCCTGGTTCCCAGCCGTTACGCGCGGCTATATCGCCCACAATTTTCGACAGTGGCACGTCTTCCCAACTTCCACTGCGAATGGTCTTGCCGCTGCCGCGCATGTCGCTGGCCTTACCCTTGATCACGATCGTGTCCGGCGGGCCAGAGACTTCGACGTCGTCGACCACGTAACGCCCAAAACGGGCCAGCCCTGTCTCGACATAGCCCAGGTAAATCTCGATCCCAACGCCTTTCCGGGGTAGCGTCACCAGTCCGTCACGGTCATCAATGCGCAACTCGAACTCGTCAGAGTCCATGCCAGGTTTGTCCGTGGTTCTGAGCTGGATCAACCGATCATTTATCAAGCCGGTAATGTCGGCACCATCAGCGACGACGCGAAACATGGGAGTCATGGAATGTGTCCAAAAAAACCCGCACAGGCGGATTTGGGGGGGATGGGCGTTACGCGTAACGCGATCAGGCACCGGCGCCGGCGGCGACTCCGGACGGGGTCAGTCCCACAGCGTGACCGCCTCGATGACCGGGCTCGGCAGATCCGGCAACACAATGAGCAAGCCGGTGCGGAATGGCTGCTCTTCCTCGGCCAGCCCCTGATTGGCATCAAGCACTGCCTCGACGCTGCCGTTGAGGTGGCCATAGAAGTTATGGCAAATGGTGTCGAGCAAATCCCCGTCAGACGTTCTGCATGTCGTCGCCATAGCGCACAAACTCCAGGGTGAACTCTTGTTTACGCGGTATTCCGCCTTGCATCAGCGCGCTTTGATCTTCGTCGACGCTCTTCAGGCACCAGGTGCCGAGCACATCGCCATAGCCCGTGGTCAGCGTCAGCGGCTGAAGTCGGCCGCCGATCGTGCGCAGCGTGTCTAGCTGCTTCAAACCGCCCTTGAAGCCCGGAAAAATCTGGCCCTTGAGCGTGATTTTCTCGTCGCCCATGCCAACGCCTTGTTGTGCCGGCCGACGCGACAGGCGCTCCTGAGAGGCCCAGCGGAATTCGGTCGAGCGACGCAGTGAATCAAAAGCCGCGGTGTCGAGGTTGAAGTAATACGGCTGCGCCTTGGGGTCGAGCGGCTGAAGGATCAACAGGTGCGGAAACGGCTTCACCGCCTCCGGCGCCGGCGTGCCGTCCGTGACGAACGCCCACGACGGCAGCACGTTGGTCAGCGCCGGGCTGACCTTGCCGGCGATCTTGCTTATCGCCGAGGCAGCCCGAGCTGCCTGTGCCTTCAGCGTGGTCAGGCGCTCGTCGATCCCCGACAGCGCGCGACTGGCTTTGTTGTACATGCTCACTACTTGACCGACCTTGGCCTGAGCGGCCTGCACCCCACGCATCACACGCTGAAGCTTGGCCCCGACCGCCGGTCCGACAAAGGGCAGATCCTCCAGCTCGGACGCGGCCCCGGTGATTTCCCCGATCGCGCCATTCATTGGCCCCAGCATGCCGTCCAAGCTGCGCCGACCGGTCTCGCCGGCCGACGCGAGGTATTTCAACCCCGACTGTAACTTCTGCACTGCTGTCGTTTCCTGATCAGACATATGCCCCCCTGATTAAACGTGCGGTTCGTCGTACAGCTTGGTGCTGCTGGCTTGCTTGGCCATGTCGCGATAGTGCTGATCGAGCAAGGGCTTGAGCTGGCCGTAGAGCGTCGCCGCGTCCTTCACGTCGCCATTGACCACCAGGTTGAACGGCGCCTGAATGTCCACTTTGGTCTCGACCGTGGTCGGGGCAGGCTTCGGCGCCAAGGCCAGCGGCCCCGCCGCCATCGCCGCGTCGGCACTGGCTGGCGGCAACATCATGGCGCGCGCGGCGTCCCCCGGTTGCGGCGCAGGATCTTCCAGACCGGAGCGAATGACTTTGGGCCGACGCAGCTCAGAGCCCGGAAAGCGCACCTTGTTGGCAAAGTGCGGCAGCAGCATGGCGTCTTTCGAGTTGAGGTCGCGCGGGTCATACGACACAGGTGGCGCCGGTGGTGGTTCAAACGCTTTGGGCGCCGTGTCGAACGACTTGGCGATGTCGCCCATCACCGGCGCAATGTTCTGCCCGGCGTTGGCCATCATCAGCGGCCCGGCCGCCGGCATGCTCTTCAGCGCATCGTCGCCACCAAACAGCGACTTGCCGATGTAACCGCCCAGGGCGTCGCCACCCATGCTGCCGAGCACCCCGCCGATCAGACCACCAATCGCGGTCCCGACCACAGGAAACAGCAGCGTGCCAAGGGCTGCCCCCGCCGCCGCACCGCCCAGTGTACCGGCCAGCCCACCGGCGGCGGCGCCGTAGCCTTCGGCCTTCTCATCCTGTGTCTCGGCGTTCTGATAGGTGTCGATGGCCTTGTAGCCCGCTTCGGCCACAGCGAACACCGTCGCGCCTTTAATCACGCCCTTGACGCCGCTACCGCCACCGCCGCCCCCACCTTTGCCCGCCTTGCCCCCTTTGCCGCCCTTCTTCTCCTTGCCATCAACATCGAGGTCGCCGGCATCCAGCCCGCCACCGCTGCCCATCCCGCCGCCCACCACAATGACTTTTTGCGGGATGTTCGGATTGCCCATCATCGAGCCGCGGCCAATGTTCAGCAGGCCCTTGGCGATCTTGAAGGTGCTCATCGCCGACTGAAAGGCGATCACGGCGGCCACCGCCGCACCGATCCCCGTCACCAGCCGCGGCGATTCATCAGAGAGCTTGGCCAACGCCTGGGAGGCCGTGCGCACCCCATCCGCCACCCTGTCCGTGACAGGCCGGAAGGCATCGCCGATCGCGCGCATGGCGTCGTCCATAGACTGAGCCATTTCCGACCACTTCTGCGCTGACGACTGCCGGCGCTCCTCCAGGTTCTTGTCCAAGATCCCGGTGGCACTGGCCGACTCCGATTTCAACTTGGTGTACAAATCCTTGTTCTGCATGTAGGCAGTCAAGGCGGCCTTAACCTGCATGTCCGAGAACAAATCACCGGTTCGCAGAGCTTCCTCAAGTGCGACGACCATGCCCTTGGCTTTTTCCGGATCGGTCTCCTTGCTGATCTCCGCCGTGGCTTTGGCCATGGCGGCAGCCTTCTTCGGATCCGTCGCCGCGATGTATTTTTGGGCCAGTTCAAAGCTGGATTCCAGCGTCGATTTTCCGTTCTGCAGGCCGGTGTTCATCGAACCTTGATAGTCGATCCCGGCCTTTTTATAGGCATCAACCGTATCTCCCGAGCCGATCTTTCCGATCCAGTTCTTCAGGTTGTTGGCCGCCTCATCGGCGCCGCCGGCCGTCTTCATCTGCACCTGCAGCATCGAACCCAGTTGGGTTACGGCGTCCATACCGTAGATCTTCATATTGCCCATGTTGGCCAGCAGTTCGGGGAACCAGCGCGCCATGTCAGCCGCTTCAAAGCTGCCTGCCTGGCCTTGATAGGCGATCGCCTCCAGCGCTTTCTGCATCACCGCCGGATCGGAAATCTTGGCGTTCTGCCCCAGGGCGTTGATCATGCGCGCCGTTTCGCCGCCGTCCGCGCCTTGGCCCACGGCAAACTTGGCCGCTGTTGGGGCGTACTGCATGGCTTTGTCCAACTCCATACCGGCGCCCACCAACGCGTTAACCACCTCGGCCACCTGGTTACGCGCCATCCCGGTGTCACGCGACGTGTCGATAATCTTCCTCGACATCTGCGCTTCTTCGGACTTGTTGGCAATGTTCGACTTGATCGCAATGTCACGAATGATCGCGCCATAGTCCGCGCTGACCTTGGTCGGAATGGCCATCGCCGCCGTGGCGGCCGCCGCCTGACCGATGCTGCTTTTAAGCTGTTGCTTGCCCTCGTCGATTTGCTGGTGACCCTTGGCCTTGAACTCGGCCTTGGCCGCCGCCTGCCCCATGCTGTTGTAAGCCTTAGCCAGATCGCGAACCGCGACGCCCTGTTTCTTCAGGCTGCTGAGGTTGGTTTCCAGCTTGCCCAACAAGGCGGAAGCGCCCTTGTCGCCAGCCATGTGCGCCTTACGCCATTCATCGCGCAGACGGATGGTGTCGCCAATGGTCTTTTCCAGTACCCGGGCTTTTTGGCCCTCGGCCTCAAGGCGCTTGATGCGACCGGAGACATCCTTAAACGCCGAACCCACGGTAGAGCTGACCGCCCCGCCAATCACCAGGCCGAGCGCGAGTTTGTTCGACATGTGCGTGCCCTTTACGTCGGGTCAATCAAAGGCGGCTCAATCCGTGAGCCACCACACCATTTCCGAAAACGGCATGGCCTTGATCTCGGCCGCCGAGAAACCGGTCTCTTTGGCCAAGCGTCGGGCCAGCGTCTTCAACGTGGCTTCGTTACAGGTCGTCTTCTTCAACCAGACGAAAATAGCCGGCCTGCAAGCGGTTGTAGTCCTTGATCTTCAGGCCGGCCAGATCCGCGTCGGTGGCCGTGAGCAAGCTGCAAAAGAGGTTCTTTTCCATCTTGTCGTATTCACCACCGCCGGCCGCCTTGGCCGCCTCCATGTCCTTCACGCTGGGCGCGCGCATCGACAACTTGTCGACCTGCACGCCCATGATGGTGCTCTTATAGGCGAGCGTTACGGTAACGCCGTCGTCGGTGAGCTCCAGCCACTTCGGCAGCGGCTTGTTCAGGCTTACTTGTGTCATGTTCGTGCGTCCTTAAAGGCCCAGGGCCGAGCGTTCTGCAGCCAGCTGATCGACACCGTCAATCACCTGAATCATGTTGATGGGATCGATCTCGTACATGACGCGACCGTCGATTTCGAGCTTGTAGTAAACGGCCTTGATCGCATGCTTGATTTCGGCCTTGTCGCCCGACTTCCAATCGCCCATGTCGACTTCTTTGATGCCACCGCGCAGGGTCACTACCACCGGCGTGACCGCTCCTTTCAGCCCCCGGAAGGCGCCACGAAAAACGATGGTGCAAGCGGTCTGGTCAGCCAGGCCGAAGTACTTCAACGACTCGCGACGCACGCCGTTGGTGGTAAATGCCGCTTCGAGCTTTTCCATACCCATACCCATTTCAACCGGGGCGGACATACCACCGCCCTGATAGTCATCGGTCTTTTGGGTCAGCTTGGGCAGTGACAACGTGGGCACGTCGCCGGAAAAACTCACACCGTCGACGAACGCATTCATGCCGGAGAGAACTTGAGGAATCATTGAGCGGCCCCCTTAGGCGGTTTCAAGAACTTCGGTCAACCATTCGTTGGTGACTTCAATGAGGAAATTCGGGTTTTCTGCTGGCGGCACATCGGTAAAGCGAATGCGCCAAAAAATTTTGCCCTGCTCGATCTGGCTGGCCGTGTTCTTTTCCTTGTCCGGGTAGACCTCGAAGTTGATCACCGCGCCGGCGTTCTTCTGATCGCGCATGAACGCTTGAAGGCCTTCGGTGACGTCCTGCACATAGGTCTTGGTGATCGAGCGATCGACCGCCCATTTGTGCCCCGCCTGAATCGCATCCATGAGGATGTCGCAGGTGCGCACGCGGGTGACGAATGCCCATTTCGGATCGCTGGACAACGTGCGGTTGCCCCATAGGCGATAACCACCGTCCCGGGTGATCGTGGCAATGTTCGCGTTGTTCAGCAGGTTGGCCCGGCAGGTCTCATCACCGTCCAGGTATTCGATCGGGCGAGTGGTCCCAGTGATGCCGACAAACTCCTTGTTCGACGGCGACGCCCAATAGCCGTAGTTCGCATCGGTCCAGGCGAACAAGCCCGCGACCCAAGCCGAAGCCGGGGCATCGACTGTTGCGCTGACGATCGTGTCCCAGAACTGCACGCCGGGATCGACCATGTACAGGCGCTTGCTGCCGAACTCCAGGGCATAAGCCATGGCGGCTTCATCGGTGGTGTTCGGTCCGTCGATGATGCCAATCGCACGCAACTTGCCGGCCAGCGCATCCATGGCTGTCGCTACCGCTTGCGTGGCGGAATGCTTCGGCGCGATCACCAGCTTCGGCTGGGCATTATGTTTACTCTTGCCGTCCAGCAGTGCTTGCAGACCGGTACGTTGACCATTGGCGAGAACACCGCCGATGATGGCGGACGTTTGCAACGCGGCGTCTTCCAGCTTGGGCACGCCGATGGCAACGATCACCGCCTTGGCCCGGACATAGATTGCAGCTGCCGCCTTGGCGATCGCCGACCCAGCACCGAATGCTGCAATGGCTTCGCCCTCAGAGGTGAGCAATACCAACTCACCCGCCTTGGCCGTACCGCCGCCGATCAAACCCGGGGTGAAGGTGTCGCACAGGCCGATGATCGACGAGGACGGCAGCGAAATCGTCCGCGCACCAGTGTCGATCAACGTGGTGGTGACGCCGTGAAAGAAACTCATAAGGCTCAATCTCCAGAAACGAAAAAGCCCCGCATAAGCGAGGCAGTCAGGGATGTTCGTGTTACGCGTAACGGAAAAGAAAACGCCCCGTCAGGGCGGGGCGTTTATGCGGTTTGTTCGGCGATCCAGGCCGGCGCAACCGGCCGGTGCTGACTGTCGGGAAAATCCGGCGCCTGAGGCCAATCCCGTAGCGCCTGCATGTACACCAGCAGCTCCGTGAACTGCTCACCGGAAAGCGTGGTGGCCACCTCGATGTCCAGTTGATCGCGGTGGCGATCACGCAACCAGACCAGCGATGCCAGCGCAGTGTCGCGCCAGGTCCGCTCAGCCACCGCGCCCTGATCCGCTGCGCCGGCCTGCAACTCCGGGTCGTCGTCGGACAGAAACTCTTCGGCATAGCCGTCTTGCAGATTCGCGAACTGGCCGCAGATGCGGCCCGATTCGTCGCGTTGAACAAATGGCATAGCTTATTCCTCCGTCCAGCCTTGAGTGTGCAGCGAGGCGTACCCCCCGGAGTATCCGGGGTATATATAGACCTGCACTACCACCTGCCCGCTTTGGTTTGTCAGGGCTTCGCAGTAGCCCGACACGTTCTCATTCGACGTCGCGTCGTTGCTCATGCCGATGCCGCCCACGAAGCTGTCTGTCGACGTGTTGCTCAAGGTGACCGCCGCTGCCTCCGGCGAACGCACGTAAATGACACTCGACTCCCCCTGTATGCGCGCATAGAACCGGGATCGAACTCGCACGCCGGGCGGCACGCTGACTGTCAGCGAATAGCTGTTCGTTGCAACGCCGGGCACGTACAGGTCCCGCTGCATCGTCTTGAAGTCGGTGCTGTTTCCTGTGTTGATGAAAGGGATGATGTTGCCCGAACCATCGGTCTTCACCGCGCGGCCTTTCAGGCGGACGAACTTGCCGTATCCGGCCGGGCGGTTGGCCGCAATCAACGACGTGTCGAACCCGACGTCGACGCTGCCGTCACTGTCCTTACGGATCAGGAAGAAGTGATAGAAGGTGTTCGCCACCTTGGCACCGGGGAACAGCGCATTGCCGCCCGCGCCAGCAGACCAAGCGCCCGCCGCCTGAAAGCGCTTGGTCAAGCCGGCAGCCAGGATCAGATCGACGGTGTCGGTCGAATCCCGCGCCCTGCCCACCTCAATATCAATATCCGTATTCGGCGTGACCGCGTTGACCGCTAGCGACAGGCCACTGATAAACCCCGGCGGTGCATGGCTGGCAATCGCCTGGTACACCGCCAGCGGACTCATCAGGAGTTTGCTCGCCGTGCCCACCTCGGCCTCAGTCTTAAGTGCGTAGTGCCCAGAGTGCTGAATCGTCCGCCACGGATACCACGCCCCGTTGTAGTGGGAGCGAAAATAGATCGAGCCCGCGCCCTCCCAAGCCGTCGCATACGGGTACGCCAACTGGGTGAAGGCCAAGGCGGAGTGATACAGCACTTCCGCATAGAAGACGGAACCGACAACGCCTGGCCCGTTCTGGGTATCGCCCATCATGATCTTGGGATGCCGTCCGGCGGCGATGATCGTGTTCCAATCCGTGGTGCTGTCTACCGTGCCATCGGTCTTGTTGCGGACCGCATCGACGATCCCGAAGCCCGCCAGCGTGGTCGGGTTGGTGCCTGAAACCACCCGACCAAGCTTGTCGACGGTAATTTTCATGTAGGAACCCGGCACCACCCCGCTCGGCCCGGCGATCACTTCAAAGACCAACGCCGTTTCACCCAGGGTGATCGGCGCATCGGTCACCAACTGACACACGCTGTCAGCCTGTGTCGTGCCACGCTCAACCTGCACAAACAGGCCCGGCGTCACCTCGATACTTTCATCGGCATCGGCCACTCGGGACCAGGCACCGGCCGCTGCCGTGTAAATACCGTTGTCCTTGCCGGCGACCTGATTTTTCACCAGCACGCGCGCACCAGCGGGGACGGCCACCCCGTCAATGGTCTGTAGCCCATTCAATGCAATAGCGGCCGTGGTGGCCACTAACACCGAGTGCTTGAAATCCTGCCTGTTCAACGCAGCAAGAATGGAGGTGTCGACGTATTCCCGTGTGGCCAGCACCACGCTGGGGTCAATCTTCAACTCGATGTTAGAGGTGCCGCTGGTGATGATGTGCATCCGCACCACCTGATTGCGCCCCGATCCCTGGGCGAGCAACGGCTTGTAACTGGGCGCCACGTTGGCCACCGCAGAAAACACACCGTCCTTGTCTTCCAGGGCCAGCTCGCGAATCCACCAGCCACCCACGTCGGGCGGCAGCACCAACTCGGCAATCAGGATATTGGCGTCAGTGGGTGACACCCGTAGCTGATTGAGCTGTGCCCGATAGACCTGATTGACCAGCTTGGTCTGCGCCGGACTGGGTACCGGATCGGTGCCATTCGCGTCACCGATCAACATGTAACGCGGCTCCCACGGGATACCGAGGGCGTCGCAGTTGGTTTTCTTGGCTGCCCCCTGGGTCGTGAGCATGCCGCCGAAAATAGAGTTCTGATTAACCATGGGGGTACACGTCCAATTGATCTAGGGTGTATTCGCTGACACCGTGGTAGCCCTGAATGGCCACATCGATATCTGGGTTGTTCCAGGGATAAACATCGATCTCATCGCCGTCATACACCGCGAATCCGACACAGGTGTTCAAGCGGGTTTCAAGCATGATGTCGAGCCCGGTCAGATGCCGGCTCACGGGCTTGGCGTCGTCGATCAGGCGCTCCAGCTCCCGATACATTTCCTCGGTGATCCCGGTGTCCAGCACACCGACCTTGAGCGCAAAGGTACCCGGCACGCCTTTGGGCACCGTGTTGAACCACTCGACGATCTCGATCAGGTAGCCCAAGGGCTCGACCACGCGGCGTAACGCGCCGATCGTGCCCTTATGGGCATGGATGTAATACGACGCGGCAATTGCCCGGCGCTTGGCCGCCTCTGACCATCGATGGTCCCAGCGATCGACCGACCACGCCCACGCCAGATGCGGCAGCAAATGAACTGGGCAGGTCTGCGCGTTGTAGAGCGTGCGCAACGGGATAATCGTGCGCTCGTAGAACGATGCCTCTAGGGCGCGCTCCAGTTGCGTGCTATTGCTCGGCAGCAGGCTCTTCATCCCGGCACCTTCGGCACCACGCTGTAGCCGGTGCAATACGCCGCCTGAGCCTTGGTCGGGGCCAAGTCCACCCAATCGGGCAACTCAACCCTGGAGACACCGGCCACGTGAACCTGAGCATCGACAGCCGAACGCGCCACCTCCACGCCCAAGCGCTTGCGCGGGTTGATCCAGGCGGACAAGCGCTTGGTGGCTTCCGCCAGACTGGCGTCGACCTCAGGGCCGGCGCTGTTCATGTGCAAGATGGCGTCGATGCGGTAATGAATAATCTCCGCGCTTTGCACCGTGACCCGATCACCCAGCGGGCGGACGTTTTCATCATTTAGCCCCGTCGCGACGGCGGCCAACAACTCAGGACTGGCCACCCCTTCACCTTCCGAACTCAGCACCGTTACCGTAACTTCGCATGGCTCCGGGCTTTCCGCCGTGGCGTCCATCACCAGACCCGAGGCGTTGCGCGCGTGAAAAATGTAGCTGTTACGCGGCCCTGCTGTGGTTAGGCCCTCAAAGGCCAACTGGATACGCTCACGGTAAGGATCGTCTTGTTCCTTGACCTCGGGTACCGGCGGGACCGCCAGCAGATCCTCGGCCTGAATCACCAGGCGAGGCAGGTTGACGTTCGCCCCCAACTGATCCAGATCGCTGCCGATGGCATGGGCCAAGAGCAGGGCCTTACCCGCGTCGTTGACCCGGGCGCGGTTGCCGACCTTGTTGTAAGCCCCAATCTCCAGCAGTTTGACCACGGGATCGCTTTCCAGCGGCGCGCTCCAGTTGTCGCCCATGTACCCGCGAAAGGTGTCTAACCCTTCTTGATAGACGACCTCAAAGTCCAGCGGCTCCAGCACGTCCGGCGCCGGCAGCGCCGACAAATCCAAGCCACTCATACGCTCACCTCCAACAGAAAGCGGTCGCCGAGGTATTCGCCGGCAATGCTGAGATCGATTTTTCCACCCAATACCGCCAGCACCCGCACGCTCTCCAGCTTCAGACGCGGCTCCCAGCGACCCAAGGCCCTGGCCGCCTCCGCTTGCACCGAACTTTTCCAGCCCGCGTTAATCGGCAAGTCGACGAAAGCGCGGAGCTTGCTGCCGTACTCTGGACGGTGCCGACGGCTGCCGAGCGGTGTGCCGAGGATGTCGGCCATGGACTGACGTAAATGCTCAATGCCGGAGATGGGTTGGCCGGTGTGGCGATCCATTCCGATCATCTAAGTCACTCCATCAACTGTTCGAACTCTGGATTGGCCTTCAGATAACTAACGGCCTGTTCATCCGACACCGACACTTCGACACGGGCCTTGGTGACCGCCAGCGTGCGATTGCTATTGGGGATGACCAGGGTGCGCGAGGTGTAGATTTTGTCGCGAAAGGTCAGCAGCAGAGCCGTGACCGGCAACGGCTCATCGGCGGGCAATTCATTGGACTTGGCCATGTTTTCTCCTGGCATGAAAAAGCCCGCGCGCGGCGGGCTGGATGGGTCAATCGGTTAATGCGTGTGATGGTTACTGTTACCCGTGGCATCGATGATCGAGGCAGCACTGGTGATGTTCTTCGTGGCGTGTAACGTCCCGTCGATCACCACTGCGCCGGTCAGCTTGATGGCCGTGGATTTGATCGCCACCGAATCAGGCGTCAGCGTCGCCTCGGTGCCGCCGACCTTGGCCGTCACGGCGTTATCCGTAACGACTACCTCGGTGCTGCCGACCTTGATGGTGACCGTGCCGCTCGGCAAGGTGATGGTGTAGCTGTTGGCCTGCCAGTCGTAGACCAGCGAGCCGCCATCGTCAAAACGCCAGACTTCCACATGGTCGCGATTATCCGGCTGGGCGCCGGCATCCCCGTACAGCCCCGGAATAAAGGTGCCCATGCCGGCCTGGCCGCTGGGGTTGAACAACACCCCCTGCTCGCCAAGACTCGGCGCCCGCCAGTGTCGCGCCTTCCCGGCCGCCAGGCTGTGCCAGCGCACCCAGGCGCTGGTCCACTCGCCATTCGACACCCGCACTGCAGGTGTCGCCAGATCCACACCGACTACCACGCACGGCATCAGCATGGCCGCGATCATGCGGTCATGCTCGGCACTGGCGTAACTCACAAGGAGTCATCCGGTGCCTGCACCACCTCAACGGGGTGATCGCCACCCGGCGGTACGTCTGGTGGATCGTCCGACCACGGCCATTCCTCCACTCCGAGGTACAGCTGATGGGTCCATTCCACCAGCCAGACGGTGTAGCCATCCAGTTCCGGCTTGGTCCAATCCTGCATGGCCTGAACGAACTCGGCCGGCTCGACTGCAACGTCCCAGGTTTGCATGCGCAGCAACACCGCCAACTGTGCCGCCAGGTGCGCGGCTTGTTGGCAATGCTGCGGCTTGATCGGATCAACAATGATCCGCGCCTCGAACCGACACACCAGCGTGGTTTCGCCGGTGCCGAGGTCCTTGCCCGGTTCGATCTCAGCCATTTCCAAAAACACCACCGGCAACGCAATGCGGTCCTTGATGTTCGGCCAGGCGGTGACCGCTTTGATGCCCGGCAAGTTGCTCGCCAGATGCTGCTCAATCGCCCGGTAGAGCTGGTCAAGACTAAAAGGCTCATCAGACATTCGCTGTCCCCTTCAGGTACTTCTGCAGTTCAAAGTTGAATTCTTGCTGCAGGATTTCCAGCAAGCGTGCATGGGCGCGTTTGATCCACGCGTCGAAGTGCGGCCGGGCCTGCTCCAGCGACACCTTGGCCTTGGCCAACGGAAAGCGATTGCCGTTTTCTGCGACCCACCCCGAACTGGCCCCGCCAGCACCCGACATTGTGCTGTCGGGATAATCGTCTGCATTGAAGTGCTTACTGGCGGTGCGAATCCAGATGTCGGGCTTATTGCCGTAGACCTGCTTGAGGAAAGCGCCCTGATAGCGACGCCCGGCCACCGATACGCCGCTACCGGATTGTCGTGCTCGCCCGATCCGGCTCGACTCAATGGGATTGAGACCGAACCACAGCTTGCCGATGGTGGCCCCGCCGGAGACTGGGTAACTACGCAGACGCTGACGCACCGCCGCAACGGCAATGCGCTCCTGCCGGCTGACCGCACGGGCAATGTGAGTGCGCAGCCACCCCAACGTCTTGTTGATCGCCCGACGCTGAGCCGCAGCGGCCGCTTTCGGCACCAGCTTGGCAAAGTCCTCGAACGCCTGCAGGTCGGCGGCCGAGGACTGGATGGAGAGCATCCCGCCACCGGCCGACGATTTGAAGTAGCTGCCGACACTCATGCGCGCATCCTCAGGATCAAGGCGACCAGACCGTCACCGCTCGGCTCCAGCTGCAGAAGGTCGTACTCCCCACCGCCATCCAGCTCCGGCAGATCGACGGTGACCAGCAAGCCCTGCTCTAGCCCGTGGGAGTCGCTGACGCGAATTTCAAAGCGAGGCTCGCGCAGACCGGTGTTGAGCTTGCCGATCTTCGGCTGCAGCCAGGGCGCAGAGAACATGCCCAGCACCGGCTCATCACGACCTTCAATCCGCGCGGTGTCGCCCAGCGTTTCGAACACCACCGCGTCGACCTCGGCGATCAGATCGCGGAAGCTCACGGTCAGAGCTCCAGCAGGATCTGCGCCAGCGGGCGGGTGCAGAGGTGTAGCGGGTTAGACTGGGCTTCACCGGCCATCCCCTTATTGAAGGGCAGCGGTTCGATCTTGCTGTAGTACGGCACGCCTTCGGTGTTGACCGTTTCCATGTAGTCGGCCGGCGCGAACACCGAGATGTACAGGTCCGGAACGCCTTCTGGAATCAGCAGAGCCTTGTCGTCATGGATGAAGGTCACGCCTGCAATCTTGCCGCGATAGCGTTCCCAGACAATGCCACCGAACTCGAAACTTTCACGGGCATCACCGCGCAAAGCGGCGGCCTGCTGGCTGTTCACAAAGGTGTCTTTGATCGACTTGTGCACAACAAGCTTGTTCCAGAAGTTCTTGCCACACAGCGCCCGCGAACCGCTGCTGGTGATACTTCCCAGTGCCTCTTCCTGCAGGTCCAACGCTTCACCGGCCTTTACCCGAACCTCGGTGTCTGGACTGTTAAGCCCCATAGACATTTTCTTACGCGTCACGCCGAAGGTTTTGTAGATATCCAGCAACACCGTCGATCCGTCTGCGTCTAGGATCTGACCATTGAGCGCTCCCATGCGTTGGAACTCGTGCGTTGCGTCCAACTGCCGCCGCGCTTTGGCCAGGCGTTTGTTAACCACGTCCTGTACGGCTTGCAACTCTGAACGCGCACCAAATGCGCGGATGCCTTGGATCTCATCTGCCTTGATAGCAAAGCGTTGAGGCAGGTGTACGGTGTTGAACGGGATCATGTTGCGTTTAGTACCAGCGACTACCAGACCAGAAGTACCGCGCTCACCTGCTGGGACCAGGGCCAAGGTGTCGCCATCCTTTTCGATTTGTACCGTCAGGGTGGTGATGCCCTCTTCCTGGAACAAACCGAGGCTGCTGATGCGGCCCGGCAGGTATTCCTGTTCATTGATGGCGGCGGTCAGCGAAGAGACCGAGAACGCGTCATCGTTAAAGATTTCAATGTCAGCCATGAAGCTATCTCCAGAAAGCAAAAAACCCGCATTCGGCGGGTTCGGTAATCAGGGGTGGTTGTCTTAGCGGACGATCAGGAAGTGACTCGCCAGCGCTTTCTCTGCGGCGGGGTCCAGGCCGGTCAGGTGCGCCTCACTGACTTCCGCCAGGCGAACCACCGCACGGCCACGGCGGACCAGATCCGACTCGCCCAGCGGGCCGTAGAGAATCGCCACGGCGTTTTCGCTACCGTCTTCGGCGGTCGGGTTGTACGGGGCAAACTCACCGGTCAGGCTGACCAGACCGAGGACCTGCCCCGGTTCCAGCGCTGGGCCGGCAGCGACATTGATGGCTTCGCGGGAGATAGTGCCGGCGGCTTCGGACAGGAGGAATTCGCCTGCGTGCATCGGCTCACGTTGAATGGTCATCTTTTGGCTCCTGATTTACCGGTGTGCGCAGATTGGCGCGCCGACCAGATTGAAGGTTGATCGATTTTTTTAGCCTGAATTTTGGGTGCGGGGTCATCGTCGAGCGGCAAGCTGTTGTCGATTTCAAAGCCCTTGCCGCTGCTGACGATCTTGTCGAACAGCCGTGCCCGCACCGCCGCAACGTCCAGGCCTGCAGCTACGTACTCGACGCTGAACTCGGGCAACCGTGCAGCGACACACAGGTCATTCACCGCTTTGGCGCGGGTTAAGCCGGCCTGGACGATTGCTTTACTTTCAAGCTTGGTAGAGCTGAGCAGCGGCTCGACCAGATTGTTGATACCGGCTTCGGCGCAACGCTGGGTGATCATCAAGGCCAGCTTGGCTGAATCGACCACGGTGGGAGCCGGTGGCAGCGTGTCGAGCTCCACGTCGGAATCCGTCTCAGGTGGCTCGTCGAGCTGAGCCAACAACTCGGCTGGTGCGTGCTGGTAACGCTGCAGCACACTGCCCTGCCCCAGACACGCCTTAACCTTGACCCCGTCGCCGACTTCATCCGCCAAGCCCAGCGCCACCGCTTCATTGGCGGTCAGCCAGGTTTCAGCGGCGACCAAGCGGCGCAACTCGACCTCATCAATGTCAGGGGCCTTGGCCTTGTAGGCCGCGATGATCGCCTCCATGGTCTGGTCGAGCACATCGGCCACCTTGCGAAAATCCTCGGCATCCCCCGCCGCATACGTCCATGGGTTGTGGATCATCAACATGGCGTTGGAGGCGATCACCACGCGGTGCGCACCACACACCGCCACGCTCGCCGCGCTGGCGGCCAACGCATCCACCCGCCCGGTGCAACGCTCGCCCAAACGCGACAGTGCGTTGTGCATCGCCAAGCCGTCGAACAGGTCACCGCCGATACTGTTGAACGCGGCGATCACGGGTGAGACGCCGTCATCCATGGCGCGCAGATCCTGCACGAACTGATTGGCGGTGATGCCCCAGCCGCCGATCTCGCCGTAGACGAAGACTTCGATCACTCGCTCGGTAGCTTCACCACTGGCTTGCACCGTGTACCAGGTGTCGTCCTGCACGGGTACGCGCTGCCCTGCCCGGTTGTAAACGCGCGGTCGCGCTTTCTTGCTCATGATTGCTCCTTGTCGTCGACTGGGACGAAGGCTTCGAGAGTTGTGTAATTGAGGCCAAGGGTGGTGGCCCGAGCTAAGTCAGCGGCGTTTTCCGCGTCGACCGTTTCCGCGTCGTAGCCGGTGCGCAGGACCATCTCACTGCGTGAAGCAAAGCCCGCTTGGACTTCCATCCGCCGCGCCTGAACGTCTTGAACCGGCTGTATGTAGGCCCACCCTTGTGGCACCCACCGGGTACGCAGGTAATGCCGGCGCCGCAGGGCGTAGTCGTCCAACACCAGAACACCGGACAACACCGCCATGTCCATCCAGGCGGCCCGCACCGGGCGGCAAAGCTGATGCACGTAAACGCCGAATTGCAGCTGCTCCAGGCGGCGGCGAAACTCATTGAGCACGACCCGCAGTGCCCGGTCGTTAACCTCGCGCATGTCGCCAGTGAGGATCTCGTAAGGCGTACCCGTTCCCGCAGCTGCAGCCATCAGCTGCTGCCGCATGAAGTCCGGATAGTTGTTGCCCGCGTCCGGCGGCTTGGAGAACTCAACCTCTTCACCGGGCCCCAGCTCCTGCATGGTGCCGGGCTCCAGTGCGACCATCGGGGTAAAGCCGTCACGATCGGGAATCAGTGGCTGGCCGGTGACGGGATCTCTGGGCGTCTGCCCGGAGTCCGGCGCTGGTCGACTGATGAAACCTGCAAACAGGTTGGCTACTTCTTGGCGGAACAACACCGCGTCGTCGTAGTTGTCGAGACTGCGCAGGCGCTTGAGCACCGGCGACAATCGCGGCACGCCGCGCAGTTGTCCCGGTTCGACCGGTTCGAAGATGTGCAGCACCTGCGCGGCCGGCACTCGCACCAGTTGGTTGTAACCGGCGTTCAGCGACGACGCATCACGCGGGTGCGACAGGTACATCCAGTACGCCACCCGTTTGCCGTCCGGGGTGAACTCAATACCGGCGCGGATAAAGTTGCCGGTTTTGGTGGTTTCGAACTTGTCGTGTGGCACAAATTCCGGCGCCAGAATCTGCAACTGCAACGGCACCGCGAGGCCTTCGTCCAGACCACGCGGTCGTAGCCGCACAAAACATTCGCCCGAGGTTTCTACTGTGCGAGCAACCAGCGCCTGCTGGCCGTTGAAGTCGGTGCGCTCATCGGCGTCCGATTCATCGACCCAATCGTCCCAGAGTTCCTGCAGCAGTTTGCGCAGGGCTTCGTCGTCGGTTTTCGGTCTTGGCGTGATGCCGGTGCCGATCAAGTTGCTGACGCGCTTGTCGATCACGTTGTAGGCATACGGGTCGTTGCGAACCGCTGCCCGAGACCGTGAACGCAAGTTGCGCAAGGCCGGGGTGTTGATGCTGTTGATCCCGTTGTCAGGAGCATCCCAGCCAGTTGAGCGGCGGCCCTCCCCGGCGCCTTCGTAACTGGCCTTGATGTTCGACGGCAACACGAATCCGTTACGGGTGAGCGTCGGAAAGTGGCGAGCCATTAGAGTCCTTTGCCTCCGTGGTACAACCGAACCACCCGAGAGCGTGGCCCGGCCGCACTGATCAGTGACATGCGTATTTCTTCGCGTGCTTTGAGCAGCTCGTCGACTGTGCGGTATTCGACGGTGCGGTCGGTGTAGCGCACGACTTTTTCACCCCGAGCGATGGCCGCCTCAACCGCGTCGAGGTGCTTTTGGGTAAAGGACATATCAGCGTCTCTTGAGGTAACCGCTGGTGGAGCTGCGGCGTTGAGGTGGTGATGCTGCAGGTCGCGGTTGCACGACCGGGGCAGCAGGTGGTGGTGCGGGCTGCGCCTGTCTTACGGCCACAGGCACAGCAATTTCGTCTTCCTCGACACGCTCGCCCCGTACAGGCTTGATGCCCAAGGCGTCGTCAAACAAGCCAGACTGGGCCAGGGCCTGCCGTACCCGATCCCAGTCATGCTCCTGATACCGGTTGATGCCCAAGTAGTGCGCCATGGCCAGGCTATACACCATCAGGTCGAGGGCTTCGTTGCGTTCGCCATGCCCCTTCACCCACTCGGTACGCACCTTCCCCCTAACCTTGCGAGCAACCTTATGCTCGGCTACGCACTGGTCAAAGAACTCATCCGGCAGATCATTAGGAAAGTGGAGCGCACCAGGTCCCGATTCAAATGAATAGCGGTTATAGATCCAATCCTTCGCAGTGTCTGTCCCTACAAACCACAGCTCAACGCCATTGCGTTCGGTCTGACCTTTCCAGGTCACATCCATCATGGACGGACGCTGTGCAATGACATTCCTGCCGGGCTTGCTCGCACCCTTAACTGCAAACACGTTGCGCCAACGTCGCAGGCGGCAGAACTGATACACCTCATCAGTATGATGACCGCCGGAGTCGACCGCCGTTGCGAGAATTGCAAGACCCACACCGCACGGATGTCGGTAGCGAGCCTTGAGCTTTTCGTCCAGCACCAACCATGTACTTTCCTTTGCGGGATCTCCCCAGACCACCTGGAAGTCAACAACCCAGCGCTCCATACCAACACCGAAGCCCATGACCATTAACTCCAAGCGATTAGCCTGTACATCGACCGCTCCGGTCAGCATCAGCACCGCTGCCGGCATCGAACCTAAACCGTAAAGTTCTAGCCTTGACCGATCACGCAGGACCTCGGCTTTGGTTTGCTCTTGAGCGCTATCCCAAACCTTGGCAAGCCGGGTGTTATAAAACACCTGCATCAAGCCCATTTCACCGGCTTTCTGTGATGTCTTAGCTTCTTCGAACTCCATCGCCAACGACTGCCAGGACAGCCAACCTATTGGCGAATACAGCGCGTTGAGATGGAAGCCGACCGTCTGGCCGCCTTCCTTGCCATGTGCACGCCATTCGCCACGAGCGAGCATGTTGCTCTTGTGATGCTCTTCAATCAGAACGTCACATTCAGGCCCGGCGCACTGGTAATGCACATTCTTGAAGTCCTCACCGTAGAGCAGGCGCTCCCACTCCAACACTTGCATAAAGCCGCAGGCCGGGCAGGGAACATAGTAATAGCGCTGGTCACTCGCCTCGAAGAGGTCAGCGATCCGCGACGCGCCCTTGATGGTCGGGGAACTTGAGAAATAAATCTTGGCGTTGCGGCCAAAGTTTGTCGCTCGAGTCTCAGCCAGTGCAACAGGATCGCCCTCTTGCCCTACATCGTTTTCCCAACGATCTACCTCGTCACCATAGATGTAACGTGCGGATAGCTCGGACAAGTTGGCGGCCGACCCAGCAGTGTTGACGTACAGCGAGCCGCCCTCGAACTCCTTGGTGTCCATCGTGTTAGATGTGTCACGAGAACGGTTAGCGGCAACACGCTCGCTCAGTACGGGTGTTGCCTTGATAGTCTTTTTGATCCGTCCGGAAACCCGTTTGGACAAGGTCAAATTGGGCAGCAAAGCCAGGATGTTGGAAGGAGCCATATGGATCAAGGCACCAATCCAGTTCAAGGCGATCTGGGTTTTCATAAGCTGTGAGGCCACCATCGTGACCACACGACGACACGGGTGAGCAGGAGACAAACAACGCATGGGCTCACGGGCGTAGGGTGTGCGCGCAGTCCGATACTTACCGGGCTCTGGCGCTCCCGTATCTTTTGGAATGCGCATGAACTCGTCTGCCCACTCGTCGACCCAAAGATCGGGGTCGGGTCTAAGGCCACGAAAATACGATTCGCGGTACACCTCTGCACCATCAGGAAACTCTTCTGACATAGCGTTAGCTCACTGAAATTGCTTGATCGAGGTCTGCCGCAGATAGTCGCTCGGCGTCCTCGAGCGTTCGACGCAACTCTGCCGTCAGGTGTCGTTCGATTTCCCAGGGATCCGTCATAGCCGCGAACTCAGATGAAAGCTGGGACGACAGCCGTAGCAACTGATCACGCAACAGGCGGCCTGCGTTGTATGCGCTAACTTCAACGGCCTCACGCTCGACAAGCAAGCCCTGCTTTGTGCGTAGTTCAATCACGCTCAGCTCCGCAAGACTCTGCTCACGCAGTGCTCGGGACTTGTGGAAATCGGGTTGCTGCCCCGCAGGTGTTAACGCGTGCGGCGGCGCAGCCGTTGAAGTCGGCTCAGCCCTTGGAGTCAGTTGGCTGTAAACATCACGCTGAAGCCGGTCTTGGTGGTGACGAGCCACAACGGCGGCCTTGCTCGGGTCAGCGGTGTCGGCGATCAATGCCTCGGTCGCAAGGACATCGACTTTCTTGCCATCCGATGAAAGCACCAAGCGGTTGTTGTCTTTCAACCAGGTGATGTAACTGGGAGACCTGCCGATGCGAGCCGCGAAAGCGCTCTTTGACAGGTAGGTTGGTTCTGTCATGAGCCCTCCTTTTTCAACGGCTTTTCAATGAAAACCTTTCAATTTCAATGGATTGAATTTCAGTAAGCTGGCAACCCTGCCGCTAACGCTTTCCCGCGGGTTTCCGACCCCGTACCCACCGGATAACCCCAGGGTCCCCGGCGATTTCAGGCCTCCCCGCCACCGTTCGGTGGCAGATCGGAGAGGCCCAACCGCTTTGCCGCCCAGCGTTCGTACAACCCGATGGCTACATCGGCGCCGGCCATGGCCGTCAAACATCCGATGCCCCCTGCTGCAACAATCGAAACCCCGGCGGCATGCAGCAGCATCATCGTCGACAACCCGCAAGCAACGCAGGCACCGGACCGCAGCGCCAATCGCCTCACCAGCGGCCAACCCCGCACCCCTGCCTTGTCAGCTCGCCACATCTCACCGGACACGCCGCCGACCAGCGACAAGACAATCACCATCCAAACCGGCATATCTACCAACGCCTGCTGCTCATTCGTCATCGCCTACCCCATAAACGCGAAAACCCGGCGCAATGGCCGGGTTTGGTGGTGTGGTGCCTGCCGCTCTCTGCGGTCGCACCTATCGAAGATGACTACTTTTTACAGGTGGATTCTCATGGCAGCAACCCCACTTTAATGCCACCCGGTGAATGTCTGGGCTACGTCTAGGCAATGTCGGTGAATATCTTTTTTTCGGCCTTCAGCGCCTCTGGCGCTGTCCTACCTGTCCCACCATTCAGAATCGAAGTAGGACAGTTGGAGCCCCCTAAATTCGCGGCGCTGCCCTACTGTCCTACCTTTTTTACTTTTCTCTCGTGTATAGAGAGAAAGCTAAAAGCACGCGTACGCGCCATAGGCGCGAATACGTGCCCGCTACGCATATGTGTGCATGACGCGGGTGAAGGTTGGACAGTAGGACAGCCCAGCAACAACGCGGCCTGCGCCTGTCCTACTGCTGTAGATGACAGTAGGACGAGGCCGGACGGTAGGACAGTGACGGACGGATTGATACCAAAGGTCATGCAGCCTTCCCCATCAGCAAGCCTTCGATGTTCACATGGGCATCATGCAACCAACGGTAGTAGGTCGGCGCGCTACACCCACAGTGCAACATCTTCTGCGACAGAAAGCTTTCATGGTTGCAGTAGTGCTCCCACACCACCAAAGCCAACTCAGGTGCCAGGTGCTTATTGACGATCAACTCAATATCCGCCGACTCATCCAACAACACCCGACTACCACGAGTCCCCCGTATCAGCTCCCCCTTGCACTCCATCAGCATCGCGATCATGTTCCCGCCACTTGCCCCGCCATAGCTTTCGGGCACCGGCGAATGCAGATCCTGCGCCCAAAGCTTGAGCATCTCATCGATACGCTTAATCAAAGCAAGGCTCCTCAATCGGTGCCTGCTGCAATGCAGAACAACGCCCCCAAGTGGCCGGCTTCTGATAAGCCCATTGCCGCACACCGCTTTTCGGCAATGCCGTCAGGCGCTTCTTACGCCAGCCAAGCCGATGCATGATCGCCCCAACGCGCATCTGCTCTGGCTTACCCCAATGGCCGAAATCCAGTTTCAAGGCCTGACTCAGAATGTCATTGCCAGTCGTAGTTTCGCCAATCTGTGACTCCTCCAACCAATGCAGTATCGGCCCCTCCCACTCGTCCACCACAAAGCGCTCATCCTGCGCCTCGGCAAACATCTGCGACTCATCCTTGGTCACCCACCAGATATCACCGGCCTCATAGCAAAACACCGCCTCGGCCCATAGCTGGTCACGTATCTCGCGCAAGGCATCGAGGTCGACCTTGTTGCAGAACACCGGCCAATAACGCCGGTTGCCCGTGGCGTCCTTGAGGTATTCCTCTTGGTTGGTAGTACCCACGAAAACACACTGGCGTGGCACGTCATTCGTTCTGCGGCCGTAACTCTCGCGGTAGGTATCGATGGACGCCGAAAAGAACTGCTTGGCCTTGGTACTCTCGGCCTTGTTGAAGCTATCCAACTCCCCCAGCTCGACAATCCACTTACCGCGAATCGCCTGAAAGCTGTCCTTATCACCAAGGGCGAACGGTGTATCCATAAACCACTCACCGCCGAGAATCCCCATCGCTGTAGACTTACCTTCACCCTGCCCGCCTTCGAGGATCATCACCGAGTCGGCCTTGCAGCCCGGGCGCATCACCCGAGCCACCGCCGAGATCGGCCAACGCTTGCCCACCTTGGCCGAGTAGTCGCTGGCCTCAACGCCGAGTACATCAGTCAACCAACTATCCAACCGAGGGACACGATCCCACACAAGCTTTTCCAGGTATTCACGCACCGGGTGAAAGGCGTGGTCATGCGCGACCACACTGACCGCCTCAACCACATGAGATGCCTTAACCCGCAGGTTGTACTGCTGCGCGAGCCACTTCATCACCCGCATATCATCGATGTCAGCCCAGTCACCTGCACCACCGCCATAAGGTGCCGCGCGCAACTTGATGATCTTCGAACTGAACACGCTATAACCAATCACCCCAGCCCAACGCTCATCATTCCCGAGGATCAGCTCAACGTTCTGCATATGCGCGATCAAGGCACCGCTTTCGCTGCGGGCCAACATATCCTTCCAACCGCCTGCAGCCGGTGGCTTGACCACCGCCAACACCTGGCGGCGTACTGCGTCCAAACCTTCGGCAATATGCAGGTCATTAAAGTCGGTCCATTTGTCTTCCCGCTCACCCGAGAAGATCGGCGCGACCACCTGCCCGCCAACAATCAACGCGGCGTTGTTCGCCTTCTCTTCACCCGGGTTCCAGGGCTCACCATTCGGGCGTTTCGTCTTCCAGTCATCATCCCGGCAAACAATCAGCGGGCAACCGGGGAATCGCTCGCGCATGGCCTTGCAAACCACCAACAAATTGCCCGCATCAAAAGCGATGGCCACAGTCAGCGAAGTCGCCATATGCAGGCTGGCACCAGTGGCGTAACCCTCACACACCAGCACCGGCTCACCCGGCTCCGGGTGCGGCCCGATCAGGTGAAAAGCACCCTCCTTCGACATGCCGTAAGGCCAGTAGGACTTGTCCCGGCCGGTGTCTTCTTGCTTGGCCGGAAACACCACCTGCAGCCCGACGATCTGATCCCGCACGTTACACATAGGCACCAAAAACGCGCCTGAGCGCGGTGCATATCGAACGCCAAAACCAACAATCTGCTTTCGATCCAGATAGTCGCTGCGCCCCTTCTCCGGCATGCGTTCGAACAACCCCGCTGCCCGATTCGCCGCACGACGCGCTGCATTCGCTGCGATCTCGGCAGCACGGCGCTTGGCCTCCTCCTGTCGTGCACGCATCACCTCACGCTCTTCTGGCGACATCCGACCGGCTTTGACTTTGATCTTCTGTGTCTCACCCGAACGCCAATCACCAAAGCTGCCGAAAATCAGCGTCTCGTTCTTCTCGGTCCGATGCTCATGGATGACATACCAGCCGTTCTTTTCCTTGCCCTTGTCCTGGGCAGTCTTGCATCGGGTGAGCTTGCCAAAGATCAACGGCTGCTCAGGCTCAAGGCCATAGTCTGCGAATTGACCCAAGACTTCATCGAGCATAATGCCCCCCTTGCTTGGCCTTGAGTTCTTCGCACTCCGTGCAACGCTTGCAACCTTGCGAAGCCGCCCGACGCGCAGGAGAGATAGGCTCCTCACAGTCAATGCAGGTCTTGCGCGAGTCAGCTACTTGCATAGGCTTGCGCGCGGCAAAAGCTTCCTCAGAACGCTCCAGAATCTCCCCCGCCATATCCGCCCAGTCAGCCACGGTCTGCACCCCGCGTGGTCTGGTTGACATACGTGGCGCGGTTAAACATCCCCAGCAACCCCTGAATCCCGCGAAACACCTGCAGGCGGATGGCGGCCAACTCCTCGTCGGACACCACCCCATCGCCGATGCTTTTAGCCCACGTATCGGCCAGATCCGCCACCTGCCGAAAATACTCAGCAATGCCAGTGGTCAGCGTCTCGGGCATGTCATTGGTGTACGCCTCGGCCAGTTCCTGCCAAGTCGTATCACCGACCAGCGCATGCACCGCATCCAGAATGCGGCGATCCTTGGTCAACTCCAGGATCTCGCCGAACTCCTGAATGTTCACCGTGTGGCTGGGGTGTGTGGGAGAGAGTTTGTGCTGCAGCGTGGTGGCGTTTCTGCCGGTGGTGGCGGCGATTGCTGCGGCGCCACCGGGATAGTCCCGAGCAGCGTGATAAAGCGCGAGATCGAGCGGCAGAACTTCCCGCTGCGCCCGCTCAACAGAACTCAGAGCGATTCGGCTCATGGCATTAATCCTTATAAGTTGCCAGTGCCGCGCGACATGCAGTGGTGATACATTTGCCGCGTGGCTTGAAAGGGCCCAAACGCCGGCGAGGTCCGCAAGACCAAAACCGGCACCGTGCCGGGGCGAGCAATCCGTTGCTCCCCCCTAGCGCAACCGCTGCCCAATCTGTGGTGGAAAAGGCAGCAACACCAAGGCATCCGTGCCTTGGAAAGCGCAGTAAAGAGAGGTGGTTAGCATGTGGTGTGCCCGCCTTCCTTTACTGCGACCCGACAGCGCTGTGGTGGTGCGTGCCGGGAGAAACTGGGCGGCCTTTTGGTCGCCTTTTTTCTAGCTATGCTGCTTTGGATGCGGGAATTGTTTCTGTGATACCAAAATGCTCAAGTACCTCTGCAAGTGAAACGCAACCTTCGCTCTCTCGGGCCAATGACTTGATCAACGACACGCTAGGATCTTTACTCGCATATTTGACGTGGAGTCGCAGATAGCTCACAGCAATGCCACAACGCTCGGCGTAGGCCATGAGTGCCCCAGAATCCAAACGGTTTATATAATCGCGTACCTTCATATGGTGTACCTCCGACACCAAATTTAACCATATAGGTTATTTTTTGCAATACCTACATGGACATTCACCTAGAAGGTTAATTTAGCCAGAATCACCTGATGAAAATCTCAGATACGCGTCTTCAAAATTTCCGCAGAGTCTTGGCTGAGAAAAAGCTTCGCCTGACTGACCTGGCTGACCTTTTGGGCAAAGCACCGGCTCAAGTGAGTGCTTTCGGCGGTAAAAACCCCACAAAAGGTATCGGCGATCAAATTGCCCGCGAGATAGAAAAAGCTTTGGGACTTCACAGCGGCTATCTCGATATGCCCTACGGATTGGGTGAATTCAACAACGCCACAGTGCTAAGTCACACTGGGCGTAAATTGCCAGTTATAGGATCAATCGCAGCAGGTGCCTGGTGCGAGGCTCATGGCACTTTCGATCCAAGAGATGCTGAAGAATGGATAGATGCACCAGGCCCCGTCGGTCCTCATGCATTTATTCTTCGGGTCGAAGGGATTAGCATGGAACCGAAATTTATGGAGGGAGATAAGATCGTGATCGACCCTTCTCTTGAGGCAATGCCGGGCCATTTCGTTGCAGCTAAACGAACCAGAGATCAAGCAGCAACGCTCAAACAGCTGAAACAAGAAGGCGAAGAGCAGTATCTGTTCGCGCTTAATCCAGATTGGCCCGAACGAATCATCCGAATGTCAGAAGAATGGACGATCTGCGGGAGAGCACGATGGAAAATTTCAGACCTTTGAATCCAAATGCATTGAAAATTCCTCTCAAAAAATACTGGCATTTCACCCCCGTTCAAGGTAAAAAAGAAGCGCTTTGGGGTGTGTTGGTAACTCGACCATCCAGAAATGGGTGCAACTAATTACGAAGGGCTTCGGCTCTTAGCTTTCGGGCTTGCTCGGAAACGAGCGTTACACTCTTAACTAAAATCGGCACCCCATCGCACCTTCCATAAAAAAGGAATTTTTACAAATGTTCGCAGACAACATTTGGTGGACCCGCAAATCCAGAATTCAAGCAGAAAAACGATTACTCGCTAATGCCTTTCAAGCGCAACTGCTTCTAATTTGGTATTCATTTTTATCAGCAGCTGTATCTGTATACTACCTAAAAGCCACAGCCAGTAGTTATGCGAACGTATCATGGGTTGCCTTTTCAGTCTTAATCTTAAGTATTTCAGGGTTCATTAATGGACTATCTTACAAAGAAAGGGCCAACCTGATAAAAGAATGCTATGAAAGCCTGCAAGAACTTTATACACAAGCAAAGGCGGCGGATGCAGATATCTCAAAAATCAACATACGATATCAAGAGATTCTGAAAAGCTGCGAAAACCACGAAGATATTGACTACTGCATTACTCTCTGCGACACGTATCTTTCCCACCCCTCGCCAAAACATCATCGCCGCGGTCTAACCAAACATCCGACTTGTTTTATTTGGTTAAAGGTTATTTTTTACTACCTTAAACGCTGCACCGCTTTGACAATTTTGTATTTACTGCCAATCGGGATGTTTTTTGCGATGGAAATAGGGACCTCTACATGAGCGCCAAGGCTCACTTCAACAAAGCTTTCAGCACTAAAAACCTGAAAAAAATCTATGCCGAACATATTGTACTTTCTCGTGCCACCGGCATTGACAACTTAACCCAAAAACAATTCTGGCGCCTGCTCAAAGAGCAAATTGCCATTACATCAAGAAAAGCGAAAGCCGGAACATATGCGTTTACAAAGTACAAATTAAAACTCGTTAGCAAAGGCAGAGGAAAATCTCCCCGTGAGATATCGATCCCTACAATTCGTGATCGGATATGCCTGCGAGCTCTTTGTGATGTTTTAATGCACACATATCAGTCTTCGATTTCGTTTCAGCTTCCTCAAGATACCGTCCGCATTGTAAAAAATTGTGTTGACTCCGGAAAATACGATAGCTTTATCAAATTAGATGTAAGTAATTTTTACCCAACGGTTCTTCATGAAGAACTTCTAAAAAGACTGAGATCAAAAATTCGCTCTCCGATAATACTTAATCTTATTATCAATGCTATTTCAACACCAACCGTTAGCAAATCCAGCTCATTTGATACTGCCAATACCATAGGCGTACCACAAGGGCTGGCCATCTCTAATGTACTAGCTGCAGTCTACCTAATAAACATCGATAAAAAATTCTCCACGCTACCAGACGCACAATACTTTCGTTACGTCGATGACATTCTAATTTTATGCAACGACACCAATAAAGAAAACATTGCGAAGGAAATCGTTCATCAGTTTAAATCCATTGGACTTCAAGTCCACGACCCTATTGAGGCACCTCATAAATCCTCCATGGGCAAGCTGGGTGAAAAATTTGACTACTTAGGCTATGAATTCCGAAACGAAATAATTAAAAAAGTTGACACCCCTATCACCACTGCCCGCTCTGGCTCCATTGAAAAATTAAAAGACTCGCTTGCCTCGATATTTACAGGCTACAAACATTCAAAAATAAAAAGTCTAGACTTTTTAACTTGGCGCCTGAACATGCGAATTACGGGATGTGTCTTTCAAGAAAAGAGCCGAGGTTGGCTGTTCTTTTTTTCTGAAATCGATGACGAAAAACTGCTTCATCAACTAGATTTATATGTCGACCGATTAGTAAAGAGATTTAAAGCGCCAATAACACCAAAAAGTTTTGTTAGGGCTTTTTATGAAATTAATCGACGCCGCCACATTACAAACTATGTACCAAATTTTGATAAATACACCATTCCTCAGATGCAGGCCGTACTAACGGACTACTTCAATAAAAATATAACCGGTCTAACTGACGAAGAAATTGAGTACGAATTTAAAAAACGAATAGACAGACAGTCACGTGAATTGCTGATAGACCTGGCAACGAACAGCTCAGCCTCATAACACCCAGGAGGTTATTTTTTCTTGCATAGTTAACCTTTATGGTTAATATTTGCCTCACTCTCCACCACAGAGCGAGGCAACACCATGCACACCACAGCCACCTTACATGTCCATCCAGCCGCTGCTGACCCCTTCCGCATCTTCGAAATTCGCCGCCTTGCCCGCGAATACGGCTGCCCGTTTGCCACCACCAAACCGAAGCCGAAAGCCCGCACCGCTCCCGCGCCATTCGACCCGAATGGTGGGGGGCACGCAGCATGAGCAAATTCAAACTCGACAACCGCACCCTGCAGTTGCTGAATGCTCAGGTCAACCTGACCGAGACTTTCAATCACGTCCTTCGGACAATGCCCAAGCGTGAACGCCTAGCGTTCCGTCTCAAGGTTGAACATGGCACAAAGGAAAGCACCTTCGTCGTCGAACTGGGCAGCGAACGCCACACGCTGACCTTGAACAACGAAAAGAAGATGCACCTCAAGCTGGCCGACTTCATCGAAGAAATCGCCAACGGCCCGTTCGAACCGAGCAACACAGGTGATCTGTCTTACCTGCCCCACACAAAGCGCGAATACGGCCGGTTTGATCTTCAGGACAGGCAGCGCGTGTTCGAGCTGGTCATCACCGGCGGCACCTTGAGCCTCGACATGGGTTTCGAACTACCACTCCACGTCGCGATCCACCGCACCCACACCCGCCCTGGCGTCACCACCATCCTGAGCATCGGAGTGAAGAGCCCGCGTACGAAATGCTTCACCGTGTGCGGCACGGATGTCGAGATCTACGGCAAGGTCGTGGAGTCCATCAACCACCTGGCTGCTGCGGCGACACCTGCCGCACACGCTGCGTGAGGGGGATGCCATGGAACGCACGCTCGCCCAGGCCGCAAGTCAGTTTGGCCTGACACGGCCCAAGCTCATCTCCCTGATGCGGGAAAAGGGCTTGCTAAACGAACGGAACCTGCCGGCCTACCCCACCCGTGACCGCTACTACCTAAGGGTCAAGGACGGCCACTGGTATCACGAACAACTCGGCATGCAGTACAGCCAATCAACCCGGGTCAAACACCCCGGCATTCGTTGGCTGGCCGAGCAACTGGGGTTGGAGCTGCCAGGCATCCCGGTAGACAACCGTGACGTGGCCTAGGGAATACGCCCGCCAGATCATCGCCATGGGTACACGCGAGGAGCGCAACGCCGCGCTCCTCGAAGTACCCGAACATCTGCGGGAGCTGACCAAACGCCACTGCCTAAACGCCTGGAATCACCCATCACGATTCAAACGCAAGGAGGCCACGCAAGCCCATGAGCAACGCCAATCAGAACCCACTCCGGCTAATGCCGGCACCAGAAACGGTAACCGTTGAACTGCTCTACCGCACCTTCGGCGACGTGCTCATCCCTCTAGAAAAACTTCGCCTGCAGTACTTCCGCAATCTCAACGAACAGACATTCGCGTCCGACCTGGACAACGGCCGCATCCCGCTGCCAGTGACCACGCTTAAAGACAGCCGAAAGTCCTTCAAGTACGTCCATATTCGCCACTTGGCGTCGTGGATAGACATCAGGGCCTATTCAGCAGACGAAGAGCAAGCAAAGAAACAGGCCGATTCAATTCCGCAAGACCAGTAACCAAAACGGCCGCCACCACCGGCCAACCAAAATCACCAGGAGCACACCACATGACTACAACCCAGATCTGCGCACTGATCGTCCTCATCTTGCTCGTCGGCCTCACCTATTGGGCCGGCTATCGCGGCGGCCTCATCGATGGTCGCCTCGAGGGCATTGATGAAGGCATGGCCATCCAGCAATCCGACCATACGCAAACCGTCCGCAACCTGGAGCTGTCGATCGACCAGGCAAGGGAACACCACCAGCAGCTTTACGCCCGCTACGAGCGCGCACTGGCCACTTCGAAACTGGGAGAACAACAACGCCAAACCTTGCTGGCCATCGCCGAAAAACTCAGGATTGCCGCCGAAACATTCGCCGCATTCCGCACCGGCAAAAAACTCGAACGCGAATCCGTCGCCCTCCGCGAACAAGCACTCGCCATGGCCGCCCTGTTGGAGCCAGTAGAGCAGGAGGCCGCAGCATGAAACGTGCCCTCCTACGCCTCACACCCCAAGCGGCTGGAGAGCTGCAACAACAGCTCACGAAGGCCTCAGCCGAGCTTCGCGAAGTGACACGCTTCCGCAAAGAGTTCGATCGACAGCTGACCACGCTGATCGGCCAGGACGCCCTACGTAAGCTGCACAAGAACACCCGCAACACTGTGCTGCTCGCCGAACTGATCAAGGAGGCCGCATGAACAAGCCCCCCACCGCCACCACCACCGACACACGGCTAACGCTTCACCAGCGCCTGATGGACCAACTGGCTATCGAACACCGGAGGAAAGCGGCATGAAGATGGAACAGAACACCACCCAGACATCGACCGCTTTGCTCCGCAATGCCATTGGCGTCGACGCACCAGAAACAAACAGCCTCTGCTGCGCAGCAGCAGGCATTATTGACCCTCTCACCTCCACTGCCGAGGCACTTATACCCCACGAAAAGCTGCGCGAGGCAGCCGCTCCTGATGCAACGCTAATCGCTCAGAATTGCCCGCTCGCGCAGCTTGTCCAGGGGTATAAACGTCTTTCATTGGAGGTCGCGTGAATGAGCTGGCTCTTTTCGCAGGCGCTGGTGGCGGAATACTCGGCGGCCACCTCCTCGGCTGGCACACCGTCTGCGCTGTTGAGCGTGATGCCTACGCCGCACAGATTCTGGCGCAACGACAAACCGATGGACTGCTCCCGCCTTTCCCGATTTGGTCTGACGTGTGCAGCTTTGACGGACGGCCATGGAGAGGCCTTGTTGACGTGGTTTCGGGAGGATTTCCTTGCCAGGACATCTCGGCCGCAGGCAACGGTTTGGGCATCGCAGGCGCCCGCTCCGGACTGTGGCGGCAGATGGCACGAATTACCGATGAAGTACGACCGCGCTACGTCGAACTGGAGAACTCACCATTGCTTGTGGGAAGAGGACTTGCCGTCGTGCTCAGTGACCTTACCGAAATGGGGTATGACGCGCGATGGGGTGTTATCGGAGCGGCTGACTTCGGAGCGCCTCACCAGCGAAACCGGATCTGGCTCATCGCAGAAGACACCCGCCAGTCGGTGGCCAACGCCCGTGGCGAGCATGTCAAAAGGATCTTCCCCTGCCGCGCTAATTCGAAAATCGGGGGCAGACCGATCAAACGATCGGCTCGATCACGCAGTGATGGCATTGGATGGTGGTCATCTGAACCCGGAATGGGTCGAGTGGTTGATGGGATGGCCTATCGGGTGGACCGACTTAAGGCCCTCGGCAACGGACAGGTTCCAGTCGTGGCTGCGGGAGCATTCGAATTGCTCTCCGCTAGCTGACAAGGAGGCAGCATGAATACAGCAAACACGTTCCAACTCCCAAGTGAGACGCTGACAGAAGATGAGCTGGCAGCTATAACCGGGTACAAGACGCCGTCTTTCCAACGACAGTGGCTGACTCAAAATGCTTGGGAACACGTACTCACAGGCGCACAACGGCCCGTCGTGGGCCGTGTTTACGCACGCCTAAAACTTGCCGGGGTACGCCCATCAGCAACCAATGCTGTCGCCGAAACTTGGTCCCTTGACCTTTCCCGTGTGAGCTAAAAATGCGCCATAAGAAACCAGCAAACCGAGACCTGCCACCAAGGATGATCCGTCGCACTCGCAAAAGGAAAAACGGCCAGATCTGGGTGGGCTACTACTACAACGGCAGAGACGCCGACGGCAATCGCGTCGAGATCCCCTTGGGCGGGGTTCTCGACGAAGCAAAGCTCGAATGGGCACGGCTTGATCGCAAAGCAGTTCCTAAACCGGTCCACTTGATGGGCCGGCTGTTTGACGATTACGAGTCGAAGATCATCCCAAAACTTAAACCAGGCACCCAGGACGATTACACAAAAGGCCTGAGACAACTCAGGAAAGCTTTCGAGTCTGCCCCGATTGATGCCATAACGCCGCAGGTAATTGCACAGTACCGTGACGCACGGACAGCTAAAGTTCGCGCAAACCGCGAAATCGCGCTCTTATCCACGATGTTCACCTTCGCCCGTGAGTGGGGCATGACTGACAAAGCGAATCCATGCTTTGGCCTTCGCCGAAACAAAGAGATGCCGAGAGACTACTACGCAGGAGATATCGTTTGGAAAGCCGTCTATACGCAGGCCCCACAGGACCTCAAGGATGCTATGGACCTTGCCTATCTCACAGGTCAGCGGCCAGCAGACGTACTAAAAATATCGATCGCCGACATGAACGATGGATTTCTGATGGTAGGCCAAGGCAAAACGGAGAAAAGACTCCGCATACGACTTCACAACGGTATCACCGCCACCGACCTGAGCCGCTTTTTGGACGACCTGCTTGATAGAAGAGCCTTCACAGGCATTCGAAGTTCAAACCTGATAACTAACCAAGCAGGCTTGAGAATGAGCTACGCGATGCTAAGGAATCGTTGGGACGAGACACGGGAAAATGCTGCTGTGAAAGCTACGTCAGAGGGTGATGAAGCACTGGCAGCCAAAATCCGAAAATTCCAATTCCGAGATATTCGGCCGAAAGCTGCCAGTGAGATCGAAGATATAGGTCATGCCAGCCAGTTGCTTGGCCACTCCACGCAGGAAATGACCAGAAAGGTATATCGCCGTGTAGGTGAAATTGTGCGCCCTACGAAATAAATCATTCGCTAGAACAATTCTTCGTACTAGTTACCGTGCGAAGAATACGCTCGCAAATCATCGACAGTAATTGATGAGGCGCTTACCAGTTGGTAGTGCCTCTCCTCTACCACCTTAACCTCATCATCCTGAACAGTAAGTTCAAACATCGCTATTCGTCCATTAGTCATAAATTGGACCGACACTGCTCTACAGACAAGATCAGGAAACTTGGCTTTACAATAAGCAATGTCTTGATCGGTCTGCACTACACCATGCTTATCACTCCCTCCTTTCGCCTGCACCGGCACGACAAACTGCCGGCCATGCCTGTCGATTCCGACATAGACCTCGTCAATTTCGATCTGACCAATCGCTTTGACATGAGTACGGAGATGATTTTGCAAGGAGTAGGCAGTAATACCTAAAAAAATATCAATTAAACGATTGTATCGAACCTTAGCGAGCAGAGCTTGCTCATCACTCAAGGCGTAAGCACTGATTATCTCTGGCGTCGCATCCGGCACCTTGATAGTGATCAGTTCTTCGCGAGGAAGTATACGGTTTAGCTTTACCTTTTTAAATTTATAGAGAGCCGAACCGGAGCCTTTAATTATCCACTCCATTCCTTCTTCCGCGGTCTCTAAAATTGACTTTGGCAGCTCGTACCGATAGCGGAAAGCGTAGATAATATCTCCGATATTCTTCGGCAAAACGATCTTCAACTCATCAGCAATCGCCGAAATTTCCGCGCGAGAAAACTGAAACTCGCTCAGCCCCTCTTTGTAATTATTATCGAAGATCTTCGCAATAATTGCTTCGTAACGGTTCGGCCGGCGAACCTTTTTACCCTCAGGCATCTGTCTCTTCCATTAGTGAGGATGCGACATTTTTGCGTGTCCGCTGAGCGATGGTGTCACGCGGCACATCAAAATAGCGTGCCGCGTTCCCCATATCCAAACCGAGCAACGTGGTTGATCCCTGATCAAGAATCCGGCGAGGTTTTGTCGGCTTAATTTCAAGAGCTTCTACTATCGACGAGGCTATTGCCCGACCTAGCAGTGGTGGAACACTGTTGCCGATTTGACGGAATCCATGCCACTTAGTCGCATGAAAACGAAACCAATCAGGAAACGAGTGCAGCCGGGCGGCTTCCCTGACGGTTATAACGCGTGGCTGATAAGGGTGGATCGGTCTCGGAGAGGTGAAAGCCCCCCTAGCGCTGTCCGTGCCGGCACGTAACGTGTTACATAGGCCGTCTGGGGGCAGCTTACGGAAACGACTAACAGACTCGGTCTTACCATGTTCTGTAGCCATGAAGCGCTCCTGGGACAGAGCTGTGTGCTCCGTACGCAAGCTCGAACTCAGCAGGTCTTGGTCGAACGCACGCTTATAGCCAAAATCGCTTGGATCATCCTGCTGGTCACGAAGACGTTGTGCATATGATGAATTGGTTGTCCATTTCGCCCTGACAGCGTCAGTTGCGACCAATTCAGCAAACGTGTTTGCATCCGGCAAATCCCCAATCGCTTCCTCTACTGTCACTCGATGATCGAGAGGCATTGGGTAATGAGGAGCTTTGAGCCCGCGCTTTGTGCCCATCAAAAAAAGTCGTTTTCGATCCTGCGGTACCCCGTAATCCGCGGCATTGAGCACCTGATACGGGAGCACTACGTCATAACCGGCGTCACCGAGAGCCGCAATGAGCTCTTTAAGAAACTCCGAATGCTTTCCAAGAGTCAGCCCTTTGACATTCTCAAAAACACAATACTTCGGCTGCAGTTCTTCTACGATTCTCACGTAATGGAAAACGAGCTGATTTCTTGGATCATCCAAGGCACGCTTTCCAATTAGCGAGAAGCCTTGGCAAGGAGCGCCGCCGAAAACGACGTCGATTTCCTTGCCCCCGAGCCCGGCAAGACGACGGATCTCGCTACCACTGATGTCGGTAACACTGGCGCATATAGTCTTGCAGTTCGGAAAATTGAACTCGTGGGTTGCACAATGAATCGGGTCGATTTCAACTGCTGCGGCCACATCGAACCCAGCTTGTTCAAAACCGAGGGACAAACCGCCAGCACCCGCAAAAAGATCGATGCCAATAGGTCGTGACTTAGTCGTGTTCGAGGAATTCATTTAGCCTAGCCGTCAGTGAATCGATAGATTTCAACTCGCACTGCCAGATAGTCAGCACATGCCAACCTCCGGCTTCGAGCGATGCAATATTCTCTTTGTCTCGCGCCTGGTTACGCTCAATTTTGGATTGCCAGAAGTCCACTCGCGTTTTGGGGAGAAGCCCATAACGGCAGCCAACATGCCCATGCCAAAAGCAGCCATTAACGAAAATAGCTTTCTTTCTGCCTGGAAAACTCAAGTCGGGATGCCCCGAAAGGTGCTTTGAGTGCAGACGATAGCGATAACCCATACCAAAAACCAACCGTCTCACAACAAGTTCAGGCTTGGTGTTCTTCGCCTTGATACGACTCATCAACCAGCTACGTTTTTCGGCAGTCAACCTGTCCATCACAGGCGCGCTCTACGAGGGCAAGTAGGTTCGTATGATACCTACATCAACCTCCCCCGTCCCACACCAGATGCCCCAATAAAACCGCAAAAATTTGCTTTTGGTCGGCTTCCCCGCATGCAAGATGCGGAACGCTATCACGAAAATTGCGGAACTCATCGTTTTGTCGTGACCAAAAAAAACCCGTAGATCGTTGATCTACGGGTTTTTAAGAGTGGAGGCCGAGGTCGGAATCGAACCGGCGTAGGTGGATTTGCAATCCACTGCATAACC